GGTTTACTTATGATGCGGTAAAAGATAAATATGATAAGGCGTTAAAAGCAGGAAAGATTGATTCGTTTAACCAAGAGTTAATGCTACGGATTATGTCAGATGAAGACAGGCTGATCCAGAATAGTGATATTTCTTGGTTCAAGAGAAGCACGGTACTGAATAACAAAGGCTTGTTTAACTTCTATATCACTACCGACTTTGCCACCAGTGAAAGATCCAGTGCTGATTACAGTGTCATATCCGTCTGGGCTTATACCAGTAATGGTGATTGGTTATGGGTTGATGGATTAGTCAAACGACAGTTAATGAGTGATAACGTCAATGACTTATTTAGATTGGCTCAAATGTACGCACCGCAACAAGTGGGTATAGAAATATCAGGACAGCAGGGCGGTTTTATCTCTTGGATTCAAGATGAAATGTTGGTGAGGAATATTTACTTTCCTTTGGCGAGTGAGGGTAATAACACTAAACCAGGCATTAGACCCAATACGAATAAATTAGTTAGGTTTAACATCATGGTTCCTTTGTTCAAATTAAATAAAATAAAGTTCCCAATAGAGAGAAAAGAATCAGAAGAGATGTTAGAATGTATTGACGAATTATCACTAGCGGCTGTTAGTGGTTTTAAAAGTAAGCACGATGACTTTATAGATACTATTTCTATGCTTGGTTCACTAACGCCTTGGAAGCCAAGCAAGCAATCAGAAGGCTTAACACAAGATGCTAATGGCATTTGGGAAGAAGACTTAGAAGACCCCGTAAATTCTTTAGACTCTTATATTTTTTGAGTAACTAACATTGGAAGACAATAATGCGCGTTAGTACACTACTGGATTACTTAGTGAATAGTGAGTTAGCGAGTCTAGCTATTAACGACCTCACGAAACCAACCAATGTAGCTAAAATACTCAGCTACCTTAATAGAGCCTTGGCAGAAGTTAACAAAGAGTTTTTACTGAACCAGGCAGAACTAATCATCGACTTAGCCCCTAATCAGACTAGGTACTATATCGCTGATGAACAGCTGATAAAGATCATTGAAGCCTATAATTCCCTAGGTACAGAGTTATACCTTAATGCTGATACTGATCCTAAAAATACAGTGTTCATTCCAGAACATAACATCATTGATTACTATGGTGTAAACAATGCAACGGCTACAATAACAGATTTCATAACTGTTATTTATCTTAAAGGTTTTGTAACGATCACAACTGTCAATGACACTATTAGGATCAATGAAGCCATGACAGAGTGCATCACCAGTTACGTAGGCTATTTGGCTCATTCTGCATTACCTAAGAACTCAGGCAATACAGTTAATATGTATTTTCAAAAGTATCTAGCCAGTGTCGCTAAGACCAAGGAGCTAAACATAGTACCCGATTGGATATACGGAAGTATTAAGTTAGATGCCAGAGGTTTCGTATAACATGCCTTCTGCAATACCGCCAGTTGTTACTGACAATGCATTAGTCTATACCTCCACATCCAACGCTATTACCGCAGCAGGAGAAAGTCTTGCTAGTGCCACAATGTCGGAAAGTAGTAGAAGGGCTGCGGCTACTTTGGCTACAGCAGCTAATGCGGCTAAGGATGCTGCTTTTTCTTCGGAAACCCTCGCCAGCGAGTCTGCTGCTACCGCTGTTACTAAAGCGGCTATCGTACATAATAAAGCCATTGAAGCCAGTATTGACAGAGAATTAGCACATAAATGGTCTTCAGAACAGGAGGCTGTCTGGGTATCTGATGGTGCAAATGTCCCCGGATTCTCTGCATATCATTGGGCGAAGCAGGCGCAATATCAAAATGGTCTAACGACTGGCACAATAGCGCAATACATAGCTGATGGTGTAGCAAACTATATAACCTATAACGCCATAGGCAACTCGTTGCTGAACACAGCATTGGGTACAAGGATTGATCAGATTGATCTTATTGATGCGAGAACTACAGCGGATGCTTTAATTACGCTGCAAGAAATTGTTGATAGAGGTACAGCAATAACTAACGAGCGGACTTTACGCCTTGCAGGTGAAGATCGTCTTGCCCAAGATACCAATACGCTAGCAGCAACAATGGTTTCAAACATAGCGGCAGCGGTCTTGGTGGAGAGTTCGGCAAGAGCAGATGAATTTGATGCCTCTGCTATGGTAATGTCCTTACTTACCGCACAACTCAATGATCCTGTTACTGGCTTAGTGAAAACAAGGGCTGATATATTAACAGAGAGTACTGTCAGAACTACCGATCAGGCGGCTATGTCAAGCAGGATTGACACACTAACCTCCACTTTTACCACAGACATCTCCAACGTAAGTGCGGCTATACAGACTGAGGCAACTACTAGAGCCAGTCAAGATTCAGCTCTGGTTAGTAGTGTCTCTACGCTACAAACGACTGTCGGTGCGAATACTACAGCTATTCAAGTTGCACAAACTTCAGTAGACGGTATCAATGCAAAGTATACCGTAAAGATTGATACTAATGGCTACGTGTCTGGCTACGGTTTAGTGTCAACAGCTGTAGACGGTGTGCCTGTGTCTTCTTTCGCCATCAGAGCGGATACTTTCTCAATAGGCGCACCTGCTGTTCCTGAATCCGCTGGACAGGCAGCTGTAGCTGCTTCAAAGGTATATCCGCTTGTTGTTTATGGATCAAAACAGACGATTGACGGTAAAATCTTTCAACCTGGCGTGTACATAGATAGCGCTTTTATCACCAAAATATCCGCTAGTCAGGTTAACACTAGAGGGTTGACTATTAAAGATGATGCTGGCAATGTTATTTTTGGTTCGGGAACGGGATTAGACTGGTCTTTAGTTGGCGGTGATGGTAAACCGGCAGATGCTGCCACACGCAATGTATTTCAAGGTAATTGGGCAACGAATAGAGCTTACGCTATAGGAGACATTGTTCTTGATACTCTTGGCTATGGTTGGTCTTGTGTACTGGCTCACACTTCAAGCCTCACTCTCGGAATACTTGTTCCTGTTTACTCTGTCGGTGGCGCCAATACAAATGACTATTGGTCTTTGTATGCTGTTAAAGGCGTCGATGCGGTCTCGGTCATACTACCTAACATTACGCATATATTACCTGCTACTTCAGATGGCACTGTGGGTTCTTATGTGGGTTCTGGGACAACTATTACTGTATACGATGGAACTAGAGTAGTGGTTTATGATGGTACTGGAACAACGGATGGAACATGGAAAGTAGTTGCTACTCCAACCAATATTACTGTGGGTACATTAGTAGACTCAGGTAGCTTTTTAACGGTAGGTGATCATAGTGTTGTTTCCGCTGGTACAGATACCGCTTTTATCAGCTATGCCATTACAGGTAAGACTTTTGATGGTCGTGCTATAGATATTAAAGCACAGCAATCATTTACAAAATCTAAGGCAGCGGTAAGCCCTTATAACATTGAGTTAGAGTCTACCAATGGTAATCAGTTTAGAGTGGGTCAAAACAAAACAACTTTATTAATTGCTCATGTTTTTCAAGGCGATGCTGAAATCACAAGCTCGCTTTCTGCTTCTCAATTCAGATGGCGAAGGGTGTCTATAACAGATAGCCCACCACCGAATAGTGATGCTAATTGGAATGCGCTCTATGTATCAGGTTACAAACAAATTTCGGTAGATATTGATGCAGTAACCTCAAAAGCTACTTTTTTCTGTGATATTTTGTCACTTACTTAGGATAATAAAATGCCAACTTTAGTTTCAAGCGGTCAATTTACAATCGTTGATAATAACGATGCTCGTACCATAACTTCTGTACTAACAACAAGCGGCGGTACTCAGCAGGTTTTTACAAAAGATGAGTCAACAGTTTCATTTAGCCCAAGTTGGGTAACTACAAATTTAACATTATCTCCTAAACTTTATGTAAGCGGCTTATCAGAGGCGATGGTTTGGGGATCATTAACTAATAAACAATTTTCTCTAACACAAGGTGGGACGGCATTAACAACAGCAAGCACATCTTCAAGCTTTGTTGACAACAGCAATGCCGCAGTATCAGCACCCTTTACAGTTACACATGGTGCAAATGGAACATCTACATTATCAACACTGGCTGTTAAGGCAAACTTGTTAGACACCACAACCTCTTTTGTAATATTTTTTGAGGCTGATTACATTGATTCTGTAACCACTCTTACCTCTCATATCATTACTCAGGTCACTTTAAGCACGGTCAAAACTGGTACGAATGCGGTTTTTATTGTTATTAGAGGTCAAACCAATATTGAACAAGCTACGGGCGCTACCAAGAATAATATCTGTGTTGCGGCTGATTTAATTAGATCAAGTGGCGTTGATACCACAGCTTTAACCTATAGATGGTATGAATCTAACGCAAGTGGGGCGCAAATCAATACCTCAACAGCCAACTATATAACAAAATATGGATTTAAGAACACAAGCTCTGGAACAAATCCAGTTGCAGCAGTTGGCGATCTTAATGTAAATGTACCAGTTGGCACTGCCGGTAATACTCACGCAACTGTTCCTGTTAATACCATGACGTTATCTGAATCTGCTGTTAATAAAATTGGCATCTATCGAGTTGATATCACCGATTCTGATTCAAAAACCTATTCTCAGTATTTTACTATTTATGACATTTCTGACCCATACACTGTAAGAATAAACTCATCAACAGGGGATAAGTTACAAAATGGCATAGGTAATACATCAATATCACCCACTGTTTTTTATGGAGCAGGGCAGGTTACGGATTTAACAGGTTGGTCATTCACATGGCGTATATATGATAAAAGCGGTAAAAGAGGGGCATTTGTTGATACTGCTAAAATATCAACAGCGGGCGGGGCTGCAATTTCGGCAAATACCACAGGGTCAAGTGCCACTATAACCTATGGTGGTACTTCTTATGCGTTTGCGGCAGGCGATGTTGTAAAGGTTGTCAATGCAACAGGCGCGGCATCATTTTATGAAGTGGCAAGCAGTGTAACAAATGTTGTAACAATTCGCGTAGCGCCATCGGGCGGTCAAACAGCTAACGCTTGGTTACTAACTTCAGATTTTCCAGCACCCGTTACGCTAAATGAATTAAATGGTGGTAAATTATATGGATGCATAAGCGTTGCTGGTGCCGGCACAAGAGTTACTGCGGCAGGTGCATCATTTACCTTAACGGGTGATGAGATTGACGCTAAAGCAAGTATCTTTTGTGACGCAAATAGACCTTAATAATATTTAAAGTAAGGAAGTATTATGGCTACCCTTGTTAGCTCAGGCACAATCACCATCGTTGATGTTAATGATGGTGCAGCGGGTGCAAATGGAACATCGATATTCGTAGCGGCACTTTATCAGCAGTTAGCAGGCGCTACGGCGCCTGCATTACCAACTCTCACAACCTATAACTTTAGTAACAATCAAGTAACAGGTACATTAGGCAACTGGGCCAGAACAATGCCAGCCAGTAGCACAGTGCCTATTTATATGACAACCTGCACCTTTACAGCTATTGCACCTGCAATCACGCAGGCTAATAGTGCGTGGACAGCAGCGGTTGTTACTGCTAAAAATGGAGAAGTAGGTGCTACTGGGCCTGCTGCCACAATGACTTCAAATAGAGCTGGCCTATTTACGTCAACCGACACTGTTTTGGATCAAGTTACTGCTTCTGTGAATTTGTCTATTACTTTTACCATGGCTGTCAGCGGTATACTAAGCCCTACGTATGCTTGGACATTTGATGGACTAACAACTAACCCTACTTTACCAACCACACAAGTAAATTCTGTAACTGTTACGTCTGCTCAATTTGGTGCAGCTAAAGGTGCTTTAGTGACTTGTACAGTCAATGGCATCTACAAAGATACTATAGGCATTATAAGGCAAGAAAAATCTACTGCCGCTCCATTTGCAACGGTTGGTGCATCATTCTATGAGACTTACGCCTTTGATGTAAATCCTAACACTAATCCTTCCATAAACTCTGTTGTCGCTGGAGATTTTCTACCATTTAAGCCTTTAGTTGGGGATATTTCATATGTCTCCGGGATGTTGACACAAACAGCAGCCAATGGCACAGCTTACAATAAGATAGCCTATACAAGATTTCCCAATACAGTGAACGCAAGTTCTTGCGTTACTGGAGAATTCACAACTACTGCACATGAATATTTCACAGACCAACCTGTTACATATTCTCATACAGGAGGATCACCGATTGCTGGTCTTACTAACGGTGGAGTTTATTATGTAATCATGGTGTCAGCCACAAAGTTTAAACTTGCAAGTACTCTGGCAAATTCTTCGAGCGGTATTCCTGTAACCCTTACGGAATCGATGAATACTTCAGTAGTCGATGTAAAACCGTCAGCCTTAACTATCGCCAGTGATACTTTCACTTCGGTTGCCAATAGTTTTTTGACGGGAATGCCGTTGAGGTATACAGGTACGTTAGCGGGTTTGTTACCAGGAGTTACGTATTATGCAATACGGGTAACAGCCACCACATTCAAAGTGGCAAGTACGTATGCAAATGCTATGGCGGCAACAACAGATATCGTTCCCACAGCTTTGGGCATAAACGGTGAGTTTACTTGTGCAAGCAATACGATCCCATCGGGTACTCGGATGTTGTACACTGCCACAAGTCTTATCTCTGGACTGAACTTAACCACCGAATACTATTATATTCGGGTGTCAGCCACAACGTTCAGACTTGCGACAACGTACGATCTGGCAATCAAGGCAACTCCAGCGGCACTGTCTACGGTTGTTGTGCCTACTTCGATAAGTACAGACACACATATCATCACGGCAACCAATTCGTTTGCGAACGGTATGGAGATTAAACCGACAACGGCTGTCGGCGGATTGTCGATAATTAAATCATATTATGTGGTCAGCCGTACAGCAACAAGTTTTGGCTTGGTAGATACGTTGGGAAGGGTGACAGACTCTAATGCAAACTCTGGACTCACGTTGACAGCACAAGCACCGACCTCTACAGGGACTACCTTTACCACTTCAGGTGTTGTACCTGCTGACGGTACTGAAGTTAAATACATAACAAGTAATGCAACTGCACTGGATGGACTGGTTAAAAATGGTTTTTATTTTATTAAAAAAATATCACCCACACAATTCAAACTTACACTTGCAAAAGGAACAACAGTTTATATTAAATTGACATCGGTTCCAACAGCACCAGTGCTTACAGCCTCTTCATTTGTTGCTCCGTTGGTCACATTGACATCGATTATACCTGCAAATTCAAAGATCTATTATCCGACAGTCACTGTAAATTCTATAGCAAATGCAACGCTCGCAACATTCACGACAACCTTTGCTGTCGCATTAAACTCAGTAGCGAATATCACTAAGGTCACATTCACTCCGACGATAACCAATGCTACGTTTACTCCGATTACAACTAGAGGCGAGACTGTTTCTTTCAGAGTACCGAACACAGTGTCTACTTTATTGGCGGGTATCAACAATAGTGAAGCCCCGACATCGGCTAACATCTTTGCCGCCTTTGAGATCATAGCTGTGCCTAATGCAGGGCCAAACTATAATATCTGGATAAACGGTAAGGCAATGTTGGAAGCGAATGTGGTTGGAGATATTTCTGCAAATACTGTATTCACAATAATATATACAGAAAATTCAGGTAGTGTTGCATTTTATATAGCCGATACTTTGGTGTATGCAGGTAAGTCCACGTCTGAATCGGCAAAGGGCTTCATTGCTGCATTTAAAACAATGAATTCAGCCATTGACAATATTGTGCATGGCCCTGCGATAAATTCCCCATTGCTCTCTAAAAATAATATCCTAGGCAGGCTTACAAAACATAATGCATCAACTTTCATAGATAAAGGCGCGATCAATTCAGCGATGATAGGGAGTCTTCAGCTGATTGGAGATGAGTTCAGTGTGAAATCTTCCGAGCGGTATGGCGCAAGAATGGAGATGACTGGTAAGGTCATTAAAATATTTGATAAGACTTCGACAAGTGGAACAACAGGCCTCAGAGTTAAATTGGGCAATCTGGAAGCATAACAATCACAACAACTGAGAATTAACATGATTTCAAGATATATTTTATTTGACATTACTTCAGGATTACCCACGGCAATTACGACAAGTATTGACACTTATGAAGAATATATGGTGTACGGTTCTTCAGTTGCTGTTGGGGTCGATGAGACCGATTTAACTGAAGATGCTTTAATAATGATTACTTGGCACTGGACAGGAGATGCCGTAGGTATTCATACTGAACAGCCGGGTAATTATTGGGTATGGGATATAACAACTTGGAGCTATATTTTTATAGCTCCTGCTCCCGTTATCAATGTGGGGGCTTACAGTACATATTCTGAATATCGAAAGATAACGATATACGGAAGTGCTGCGGATGCTCAATGGCTTACAACAAGTTTTCCGATACAGCTTAGAACAAACACCGTGGATAATTTCGCCACCGCAACCATACTCACTGAGGATATGGCCAGTGGATATGTAGAAGATAACACCGAAGTCACATCGAGGTACTACTATCTAACTCCGTATTATCTCGATGATTACTACACTCCTGTCTATGGTGCCACAGTTTCAACAGGCTCCGTGATACCGTTGGCTGTGGAAACGGGCGATATAGGGTTGTCGGCAGTCAATAGTTCCCATATCAATAATACAGATAAACTTATCCTCAATACAACCCAAGAATGGACAGATGTTCAGGATGTTAATTCGACACGCCCTGCTAACAATGCCACCGTGGGCGCAAACCTACTCAACACTTACACCATTCCCGCAGGAACCATACCTGCCAGTCTCACACTGACCACAGGTACAAGTGCGGTGACTTACACAGCAGGCTCAGGTACCTTGACCAAGACAGGGACACTTCTTGGATGGTATGCCAGTGGATATTCCACAAACAGTTTCACAGGAGGTGCTCAAGTCTCCTTCACAACTGTGGCACCTACCACAGGAAGATATATGGTGGGACTCAACATCGATCCTGCCACAGATGCCATTTACACCACATTGGATTATGCCATCTATCTTTCAGGTCTTAATCAGCACATTTATGAAAGTAATGTGCACATTACAAGACCGGGCGCCAATAATGCTTTCGTTGCGGGTGACACGTTCTCAGTAATATATAATGGAGCAAATCTTGTAAATTACTACAGGAATGGGATCTTATTCTACAGCACTTATGTGAAGACGCCCATAACGGCACCTTTGTATATGGACAGTAGTTTTTATCACACCGATATGCGTTGTACCAATTTAAGATTTAATGCTTACTCGGCTCCTGTGTTGTTGTCCGGAAATAATCTATCGGGAGTGATACATGCAGGAAACGCAGTAGATCATCTTTCCGATAACATAATTTCCACCGCAACTGTACAACCTCGTTCGATTTCTGATTTTCAGTCTAGCGTTTTCAGCATAGATACTTCATTTGCAGTAACTGATCTTACCCTTCAAACCGTAACCTTGTTTTGTGGCGTTGTTACGGTCACTGGTGATAAATTTTCTAAAGTACTTATATTGATGGGATTAAGTAATCTTAGTAAAACTCTTACTTCATTTCCCGTACCTGTAAGCATATCCGTTCAGAGTAAAAGTAATATACATTCTACATTTAATCCACCAGCTCTCTCAGATGCCTTTTATATACAAGCAGCTACGCCTACATGCACAGCCACTAACTACGAGAGTTATCAAAAATGGTATAAAGTGAGTGCAACAGGAGGTGCTGACGATATTTCGTATCCAGTAAGTCAATTATACGCACCCGCTGTCACCAGACAGCTTAATGTCATCCCGACAGTTGCAGGAGTAAATACACTGACTGATGTGTTTACCTGTACCATCTATCCTGTATGGGCTACCTCTATTTCTACAGGAATGCAAGTAGTTTATTACAATGTTGGTACAGGTGTTAATATTGCACCTCTTATCTCCGGCACTTACTATTATATTATTGCGGTGTCAGCGACAACTTTTAAACTTGCCACAACACTAGCTAATGCTACTGCTGGAGTTGCAATAAACATCACCGCAGTAAGTACAGGAACTGTTGCTCATATTTTCATGGGTGGGTTTCGTTGGTTGCTGCAGAGACCCGGAAGCTACTTCAATATAGGATACCATGAGGTTATAGCTAATTCCGAAGTAAAATCAACTTCAGTGATGGATTCAGGTTTCTTCGGTGACAGAACTGAAGATACTTTCTATATGTATGCCGAGTTTACTCTTCCTAACGTAACAAGCGCACTGGCGTTTGATACTATAACTTTTGATGCTACTCTTGCAGTAATCGTTGGTAAAAGATAATGATATATTTATATTACGATAATAAAGGTAAAATAGTCTCAAGTTATACAGGTCCAAATATCGCTATACAACAAACAGCATTCCCTTATATTGAATCTGAAGTTGTTGTTGATACTAAGCTTAACTATATCTCGGACAGTATTCTCACAAAAAGACCCCTGAATGAAGTTATACTTGATAAGAAAATACTAACTGCGGACGGTGTGGACTCAATAGTCTTTTCAAATGTGGTCAAAGGACTGTTCAAAGCAGTTAATGCGACCACACGCGAAACTGTTTCGGGTGAAATAGACGGTACAGATACTTTCAGTACAACTGTTACGGGAACTTACAAGATCAAGATAGAAGCTTTTCCTTACCTTGACTTTGAAACAACCATTGAGGCAATCTGATGGCATTCTTAATAACCAGACCTCTGGAAGAACAAAAGACTGAAGCAATACTCAAAATAAAAGAGTTGTCGAGTGACAGGATAACATCAAGTTACCCGATATATCGACAACTGAATATAAGCCGATTACCTTATTCGGAAGAAGCGATAGCGATGTTCTCGTTCATCGATGACATTCGCGTCAATTCAGACTTGGTTGAATCGGGAATAAACTCCGCCACAACTGTCTCCGAAATAAGAGACATTGTGTCCGGATTTTGAGGAGATAAATATGGCCTACGGTTTACAGCTGTTCAATAAGGCTGGCGCAAACATAATGGACACGAATGAAAGATTCACGAGAGTGTACGGTTCGTATAAAGACATTTACATATATGGTCCTATGAACCTCTACGACGATAGTAAATACTGCCAACTAACCACTAAGTACCTCACCGTGCCTGTTTCACTCCCCGCGACAATACAGAGATGGACACCCGTAATAACATCTGCAAAGGCCATTATCGAATTTGCCGCTTATTACCCTAAAGGTAATGGAGAGAATCAAGTGAGCTACAGTCAGGGCACCCGTACCTGGAGTCCTACTTTACCTTATACAGCTGCTTTGGATTTTGTACTCTATTCTATTATACCAGATAATAGTAACGTATCAGCTGCTATGTATGAGGCTGTTTGTGGAGAGTCACCGATTCTCTCGGCTTACGAAGGTCCTAAGGGCACTGACGGCGGTCCGACAGTGACACTAGCCTTCACCACTATGCACTCTTTGTCTGATACCAATGGAAGCATAGGACGTACAACAAGGAGCGTTACTTGCTCTTTTAGTATAGTGGGATATTAAGATGAGTGAATACGGTATAGAGATTAAAAACATATATGGTGAAATAATACTGGATAACACTCCCTATTCTGTCATGCAAATTGTGGACGGTTATCCGAAATCTGCAGCCCGAAATATCAGCATAAACGATCCTATTTTCAACTGTCTTGAAGGGGAAGTGGTTTTTGTTCGTGCATCGAATGACGGGACTGTGGGTGGCAGTGCAGGTTATGAAAACGTAACGGGTATCTCCACGGGGAGCGGAGACTTATCTTATGTGAAATTAGTTTCTTGCCAGAATAATACTGCTTCAGGTTATGGATTGGCTGTATACGCGGCAGGTACGAACAAGCCCCAGATGGTTTTCAATGATAATATGAAATTTGTAAAACTTGTTTATGCAGGCTACTTGAGCTTGCCAAAATATGATATTCCTGGAGGTACAGTTGTGGATATTGCACCTGTAAGTGAAGGGATGCATCGCTATATTTCATTGCGGTCTTTCGGACTGTGTGGCACTTACAATTCCGACGACAAGGCTGGAGTTTTTACAGCAAATTTCGGTACCAAGACAGCTACACTTTATGAAACAGCTGTAGGCTTCAGTAAGAAGTCATTTGCGGCAGATTATCAATTAGCCAGAGGTATCACGATAATTGAATGTTAAAAAGAATTTAGAGTTAATATAATCAACCTTAGCAGAAAAAATCATGGAAAAATTAGAAGAGCAAGAACTAGAAGATAACTACTTGGAAGAGTCTGAAGAGGACAGCCAACATAAGCCAATGGTTGACTGGGAGAACCCACCTAAAGTAGGGGATCTAAACCAAGACTACATTGATGCTAAACAAGATCATGCTACACAGCAAGCCAGAATATATCGCTGGCTAGATAACCTCAATGTAACGGGTTCAGCTAAAGTAAAGAAGTTACCCGGCAGGAGTAGTCATGTACCTAAGCTGATTCGTAAGCAAGCAGAGTGGCGTTATGCTTCTCTAAGCGAGCCATTCTTAAGTACTGAAGACATCTTTACCGTATCACCTGTTACCTTTGAAGATAAGAAAGGTGCGGTACAGAATGAGTTGATCTTAAATAGCCAGTTCAATACTAAGTTATCTAAAGTGCGCTTCATTGATGAGTTCGTTAGAACCGTTGTTGATGAAGGTACAGTCATTATCCGTACTGGTTGGAAGTATCGTGAGGAAGTCATTCAGATTGACGTACCTGTTTATAGTTACGAGCCTACGCAAGATCCACAAGCTCTACAGCTACTAGAGGGGGTAGCTCAGGCTAGTCAATCCGATCCAGAAGCGTTTGCTAGTGTACCGGAAGAACTTAAGCAAGCCTTGGCTATTACGGTAGCTGAGGGCATTCCCGTTGCTCCAGTACTGACAGGTTACAGGAAGGAAGATCAAACCAAGGTGACTGCTAATCATCCTACGGCTGATATTTGCAGGTTTAGTGATGTCGTGATAGACCCTACCTGTATGGGTGATCTATCTAAAGCAGGCTTTGTTATCTATAGCTTTGAGACTTCTATCTCTGAATTAGAGAAAGATGGTATCTATCATAACTTGGATCGCATTCAGGTATCTGATCACTCTCCGTTAATGGAGCCTGACTACATCAGTGATGCCAATACTAACTTTAGATTTAAAGATAAACCCAGACAAAAGTTAGTTGTAAAAGAATACTGGGGTTTCTGGGACATTCACGGTACTGGTATCGTTCAACCTATCGTAGCATCCTACGTAGGTGATACCATGATTAGGATGGAAGAGAACCCTTATCCTGATAAAGAGTTACCCTTTATCGTTGTTCAGTACTTACCTGTTAAGAAAGCAGTCTATGGTGAGCCTGATGGTGAACTGTTAGAAGAGAACCAAAAGATCATTGGTGCTGTTACCAGAGGTATGCTTGATGTGATGGGTCGAGGTGCGAATGGTCAAACAGGTATACGTAAGGATGCCTTAGATGTCGTAAATAAACGAAAGTTTGCTAAGGGAGATGACTATGAATTTAATTCTAATGTTGATCCAAGACAAGCTTTTCACATGCACACCTACTCTGAGATTCCACAGTCTGCGGGAACCATCCTACAGATGCAGAATGCTGAAGCAGAGTCCTTGACAGGCATTAAAGCGTTCTCCAATGGTATTAGTGGTGCAGCGTTAGGAAACACAGCTACGGGCATTAGAAGTGCCTTAGATGCCTCATCCAAGCGTGAGTTAGGTATCTTGAGAAGATTGGCTGAAGGCATTACCCAGATGGGTAGAAAGTTCATTAGTATGAATGCTGAGTTTTTATCTGAGGAAGAGGTGGTTAGGGTTTCCAATGCTGAGTTTGTGCCTGTTAGAAGAGATGATCTTGCAGGTAACTTTGATTTGAAGTTATCTATTTCAACTGCTGAAGAAGACAACCATAAAGCAGAAGAACTCTCTTTCTTGTTACAGACGACTGCACAGTCTAGTGATCCTGAAGAAGTTAGAATGATCCGTGCGGAGATTGCCAGATTAAGGAAGATGCCTGACTTGGCTAAACGTATTGAAGAGTACCAACCACAACGAGATCCGTTAGCGGATAAAGAAGCTGAACTGAGGATTCAATTACTGGAAGCACAAGTACAGACTGAGCGAGCTAAGACACAAAGTCATGGTGCTACTGCTGTATTGGATCAAGCTAGGGCTATGACTGAGCAAGCCAAGGCAAGGCATTATAATAGTGGTTCTGATCTTAAAGACTTGGAGTTCGTAGAAACCGATACCGGCACTACGCAAGAACGTAAGTTACAACAGTCAGGCGCACAAGCTAGAAGTAATATGGGTCTGGAAATGCTAAAGCATAACTTGAGTCAGAAAGCTACTAAGTAATAGGTAAGCATATACATACATTGTATAGAAGTGTATCATACTGCTTAGGTCGGCTGAGTTTAGCTGTTAGATACTTTTAATCATCTCAGTAACTTCCAAGTAAGTTACGAGGACACAAGCGAGAATACTATGTCACAAGAACAAATTGAAGAATTAGAAATTGGTATTGAACAAGCCAGAGCAATGGTTTCTAAGGCATCTGCTTTAGATAATCTGATTAGCAATAAGGATTTTAAAACAGTCATTAGAGAGGGCTACTTAAAAGAAGAAGCCGTTAGACTGGTATTGCTAAAGGCTGATCCAGGTGCGTTTAGTGAAGATATGCAAGCTAACATTGCTGATGGCATTGTTGCCATTGGTCACTTCAATCAGTACTTAAAAACAGTACAAGCCTTGGGTAGTATGGCTGCTAAGTCTTTGGCTGAGTATGAAGACTTACGCGCTGAGCTATTAGTTGAGGGTGAGTAATGGCTTTAGATGCTGAAGGACAAGAGGATGACTTGGATTATATGTCTATGTCTGATGATGACTTAGGCGAATCTCCAGAAGATGCCTTAGTACATGAAGAGGCTGAAGCTGAGAGTGGTTCTACTAATGAATTAGAAGAATACATAACAAGCCCTGCTACAGAAGATGGGATTGAAGCGGCTGCTGAAGGTGAAGTAGGCGCTGATTCTGAAGAAGATGGCGAAGCCGAAGAGCCCTTAGAGTTAGACTTTGCAGAAGAGTTTAAAAAACTTACCGCACCTTTTAAGGCGAACGGTAAGGACATGCAGATCAACACGGTTGATGAAGCTAGAACCCTGATGATGATGGGTGCTAACTACAACAAGAAGATGGCTGGTTTGAAACCCTCTCTACGTATCTTAAAGACACTGGAGAATAACGGTCTTCTCGATGAAG